CGCACCGATTCAGCACATTGGAAAAATACGACGCGGAGGTTCGCAAATCGTCGGTCGTAAAAGAACACCGCGAATTCCGAATGGAAAACGCACAATACGAAGGGAACACAATTCGTGGTTATGCCGCCGTTTACAATTCGGATTCCGAATGGATGGGTGGATTCTACGAACAAATTGAAGTTGGTGCATTTGATGACGTCTTGGAAAATGACGTTCGTGCCTATTTCAATCACGATGAAAATTTATTGTTGGGCCGTGTGTCATCGGGCACACTACGAATCGGAACGGACAAACGTGGTTTGTTCTATGAAGTCGATTTGCCAAACACAACATATGCCAATGATTTGGTTGAATTGATGAAGCGTGGCGACATCAATCAATCGTCTTTTGCATTCCTAATCGGCCAAGACCGATGGGAAGAAAGAGGCGGGAAAACTTACCGAATCATTTCAAAAGTATCACGATTGTTGGATGTTTCACCCGTTGCACAACCCGCATATCCGGAAGCAACATCGGAATTGAAAACACGCGATTTGGAAACGGAAACCAAAGAGGAAGTCAAGGCGGCCGCGGTAGAAGATACCGCATCCGAAGTGGCGGAAACGAAAGAAGAAGATTCCAACCTTTATTTGTATAAAAGTAAAATTCTAAATTTCTAAACGATGAAAAACATCGAATTGCGCGGACAACGCGCGGAGTTGATCAAGAACGCAACGGCGATTGTTGACAACGCACAAAAAGAAGGACGTTCATTGAACGCCGAAGAAAAGTCGAAATTCGACGCAATGGAAGCAGATGCAAGAAGCATCAAAGAACAAATCGACACGTTGGAGCGTGCGGCCGAATTGAAAAAAGAATTGGCAAGCAACGCTGAAGCACGTCAAGCGGCACCAAAGGCAACACGCAAAGGTGCATTCGAAAAATACCTACGCAACGGAATGGGTGCGTTGACTGCTGAAGAACGTTCAATCATGGGTGAACTTCGCGGAACAAGCACACAAGTTGCGGGTACTGATTCTTTGGGTGGTTTCTTGGTTCCTCAAGATTTCAGCAACGAATTGGACATGGCGTCATTGTTCACCGGTGAGGTTGAGCGTTTGGCTAAAAAATTGAACACGGCGGGTGGCGCATTGTTGGATTACCCAACAATCAACGATACTGCAACCGATGCAAACCTAACAAGCGAAGCGGCGGCGGTAACGGTTCAAGACATGACATTCGCCAACGCACAATTGTCTGCTTACAACTACGCATCACAAGTTCGTGTGTCAATGCAATTGTTGCAAGACAACGCATTCGATTTGAACGCGTTTTTGGCTGAATCAATGGGTGAAAGAATCGCACGTGCTACAAACGCGGCATTCACAACGGGTACTGGTTCAAGCCAACCACAAGGTTTGATTACCGGTTCATCTTTGGGTAAAACTGCGGCATCTGCAACTGCAATCGCTGCTGACGATATCTTGGACCTTATCCACTCAATCGACCCAAGTTACCGCAACAAGCCAACATTTGGTTTGATGGCACACGATAACGTAATCGCGGCAATCCGTGCATTGGGTCTTGGTTCTGCAAACGATTTCCCAATCTTCATCCCATCGATGGAAGCGGGTCAGCCTGACAAATTGTTCGGATACAACATCTATTACAACAACGATATGCAATCAAGCATCGCGACGGGTACCAAAACACTTGTTGCCGCTGATTTCAGCAAGTTCGTTGTTCGTTCTGCTGGTGGCGTTCAATTCGTACGTCTAAACGAACGTTACATGGACGAATTAGAGGTCGGCTACGTTTCATTCGCGAGAAAGGATTCTGCGGTTCTTGATAGCCGTGCAGTCAAGCACTTGATTCAAGCGTAATCAATGAAAGTTAGATTTCTAAAATCTATTTCGGGAACTGGGTTCCACTACCGCAAGGATGCGGTGGTGGACATCCAGTCCACCGAAATGGTGACGGATTTTTTGAACGCGGGATTCTGCGAAGCCATTGCAGAACCACCAAAGACGCGTGCAAAAAAAGCAGTAAAGAAAACCACATCAAAAGAAACCCGATAAATGGCATTTGATATTGTAACGCCAGCGGCGTCCGAACCAATCACATTGAACGAGGCGAAGAATTTTCTTCGCGTTGACCATAGTGATGACGACACCTTGATTTCGGCCCTAATCACGGCCGCACGTCAAATGTGTGAAGAATACACGCGCCGCATTTTGGTGACCACAACAATCGATGAATACTTCGATAAATTCCCGACGAATCGTTGGGACAATTTATCGAACCTCATCTATTTGTCGCGTGGCCCCGTGGCGTCAATATCATCGGTTAAATATGTGGACGAAATCGGTTCCGATGTGACGATTTCGACGGACGCCTATGTCACGGATTTGATTTCCGAACCCGCACGCATCCAATCCGTTTCGGGATGGTTCGCCGCGGCCGGTGTAGTCAATCAAGTGATTGTGCGTTATGTGGTGGGAACGGATGTGTCATCCATTCCAAAGCCATTGATCCAGGGGATGATGTTGGTGATTTCCGATTTGTACGACCAACGCAATGACCGCGTTCGTGCATTGCCAACGGCATCGGA